GCAGAATATTGAGCCGGGATCAACTCCGAGCTATGAACTCTGCAAACTGATCTATGTCAGTCACCCTCTGGGCAAGCGCATCATCGACGCGCCGATTGCTAGGGCCATGTATAAGCGCCGGGAGATTATCGTAGCCGAGGCCCCGGAATGCGTCATTGAGCGATACAACGATGTATGGGATCGGATGCAGTCCGACTATTACATTGCCGACTGCGAACGCCTCGCCCGGATTTATGGCATCGCCTCTTTGGCGATCATGCCGCAAGATGACCGAAAGACCACGGATGAGATCACGCCTGAGGAGCTGTGGAGTGGGAAGATCAAGTTCAACTCGCTTGATCCTCTGAATACCGCTGGATCGCTTGTTGGCATCCTCGACCCGAATGATCCTGACTTTTTGAAGTATTCGCACATCGCCGTGGCCGGTGTTCCGTATCACCGAAGCCGGGCGCACATTCAGCTTCACGAAAACCCGGTCTATCTGGATTACACCGTAAGCGCGTGGGGCTATGTAGGCCGGTCCTGTTTCAATCGCGCCCTGTACCCGTTGCAGTCTTTCATCCAGTCGATGATTGCCGACAACCTGATGATGATTAAGTCAGGCGTGATCGTGGCGAAGATCGATCAGCCGGGCTCCATCCTCAGTCGAACCATGCAATCCGCGCAGAATCTTAGGCTCAATATCCTGAAGCAAGCGCAGACCGGCAACACGATCTCTGTCAAGCCCGACGAGGCCATCGAATCGCTCGACCTGAATAACCTGACCTATGCCGAGCAACGGAAGAACATCCTTGAGAATATCGCGCTGTCCCTGGATATGCCCGCATCCTTCCTGACCAATGATTCACTCGCGCAGGGCTTCGGAGAAGGCGAAGAGGACGCGAAACTCATCAACAGCTATATCGATTCAGTCCGGCTCGAAATGAAGCCCATATACGACTGGATGGATAACATCGTGCAGTACGTTGCGTGGTCCCCGGATTACTTCCTGACCCTACAGCAACGATTCCCCGAATACGCAAAAACCAGCTATAACGAATGGTTTCATCAGTGCCGCCGGTCCTTCAAGGCTATCTGGCCCGAAGCCCTTGAGCCGACCAAGAAAGAACGTTCTGACCATCAGAAGAACCAGTACGAATCCGTCATTGCGGTCTATCAGGCATTGGCCCCCGAATGTCGCGCCGAAAACAAGGCCCGGCTTATTGATTGGGTCATCGGTAACCTGAACGAATGCGCTGATCTATTCCCGAACGATCTTGACTTGGATACGTCCATCATCGCAATGGAATCGGCTCTGGGTCTGGATGAGCCCGCAGAAGAAGAAGACGAGAACAGCTTCGGTGGCTAGTTATTATTCAGAGGTCAAGAAACTCATGCGGGAGGCCCTAGCCGGTGTCCCGCAGGAAATGACCATCGGCAAGTTACGGAATGCCCTCCGGCAACTGCCAAGCCCTGCCAAGGTCGAAAAGCGACTGAAGGCTATCTGGATATCCCAGATCGAGGAAGAAAGGATTCTGAATCAACACAAGGGCGTTACCTCATTCGACCTTGCGTCGATTCGGCCCAAGCTCAGGGACGAGCTTGATAACCGAATTTTGTATTCCCTCTCGCTCATCAAACTGAACCGCGAAACCAGCGTCGAAACCGTGGTTCGTCGATTCGATGGATGGATCAGTAGCCTATCGGCAGTCGAGCCCGTCCGGGAAAGGCAGACCGCTAATCTGGATGAAGTGGCCCGGAATATCACTAAGCCGCTGAAGCAACTTCCCTTTGAAGAGCGCCGGGTCGCTATCGACCAGACCCACAAGCTAGTGGCGAATCTAAATCAGATTGTGGCCTATGATGAGGGAGCGATTGGCGCGATATGGCACTCTCACTGGCGGGAAATCAATTACGATTACCGCGTGAAGCATAAGCATCTCGACCAGAAGTTCTACCTGATCCGCAATAGTCAGGCCATGCGAGATGGACTGGTTAAAAAGGCCGGGCACGAATACATCGAGGATCTTGAGGATCAACCGGCAGAGCTTCCGTTTTGCCGGTGTTATTTTCAGTATGTCTACACCCTAAAGAAAGTCCCCGAAGAATGTTTGACTGAAAAGGGTAAAGAGATTATAAGAGGGCTTCGATAGCTCTCGGAGCATATTTCATGCCGTTTAAGTCTGAGGATCAACGCAAGGCCATGTACGCCGCAGCAGAGGGTCGCTCGACGATTGGCATCCCCGAAGAGGTCGGAAAGAAGTTCGTGGCCCATCGCAATGACAATGATGGACAGCCCGCCGAAGGTGTCCTGCCGGAGATCACCGAACTTCAGGTCATGCAAGCCATCCGTGATGGTGCGCTTCCGAGCCCACAGCAATACGGGCAGATTCACCTGTTCGATATCAGAGTCACCGGAACTGGGTACGCCGAAAGGGCAACCGGAGAGATAGGATTCAAATCCCCGGTCGACTATCTGACCCCAGAATTCCTGGAGCGTAGTCAGGGCCTCCCGGTAGTCTGGGAGCATCCGAGCGATAAGCTCCTTGATACTGACTCGTTTCAAAATCAAATCATCGGGACCAGTGTTCTCCCCTATGTCAAGGGTGATGAAGTCTGGACCATTGCTAGAATATATGACGGTGAAGCCGCGAAACTGATGAAGGAGTCGCAATTAAGCACTTCCCCTGCCGTTTCCGTTTCCAAAAGCGCGGTGAAGATGGGTAACATCCTCATCGAAGGCAAACCCGTCTATGTAGACCATATCGCCATTTGCCAAAACGGGGTATGGGATAAAGGTAAACCCGACGGGGTTCGTTTGGATTCCATAACTCACGAGGACAAAACTATGGAAGAAGAGAAGGGCGAAGGCTTGCGCGAAGCCATTAGCAAAATGCTCGATGAGCATTCATCACGCATTGACGCAAAGTTCGACGAGGTGCATAACCGCCTTGACGAAATGGGCGGCAAAAAGGGAGAGGAAGTCGAAATAAAAGACGATGAACTCGATCCTGTGGAAAAGGAAGAGGTCAAGGAAGAAATCGAAGAAACGGAACACGTTGTCGATTCCTCCTGTGACGGTGCGGCTAACCGCATGGACTCAGAAAAGCGTGACGATGATGACGTCAAAGCTGACAGCATGGCGGCTATGAAGAAGGAACTTGATTCCCTCCGGGCCGAACTCAAGCGTGATCGTCAGCGTATGGCGGCTCCGACCATTGAGGACAAGAATCGCATCGCGGACGCTCTGTCACGCGCCGATAGCGTCCTTCTGGCATTGGGCGAAACCAACACCGTCAGCTATCTGCCCGGCGAAGGTGAATTCAATTTCAGAAAGCGCATTGCGTCAACTCTGTCCAAGTATTCCGACCGCTTTAAGAAGGTTGATGTTTCCAAGGTAGCCGACAAGGCGCTCTTCGAAATCATGGAAGATCAGATTTATTCGGATGCCATGAGCTATGCCAAAGCCCCTCCGATCGCCCCCGGTCGTGTTCACATGATCGAACAGAAGGGCATTGGTGGCCGTTCAATTTTCGTACCTTCGGCCAATTCTGACCCGCATGGTTGGATGGACGTATTCAGCCACGGCGCTCAGTTCACGGGCGGCTTTAAGAGGAGCAACTAATCATGGGTACTTGGAATCCTTACGCCATTACCAATGCGACTGATTCATTTAGCGTTCAGTCACAGGGTTTTGTTCAGGGTGACGTTCAGGCCGATCCCGCAACCCGTTTCCAGATCGCAGGCGGCAATGTCGCTCTGACCGAATCGCTCCCGATGTGGGGCGGTATCGCCATCTATGAAGCAACCCCTCCGGCACAGCCAGCGGGCGGTTTCAACGGTTCGACTATTGGTCGCGCCCTGAATGCTTCACAGATTTCCGGCTTCTCGGTTCAGAACGGCTCCAACGCGGCTCCGACCAATCCGCAGAACACCGCGCCGACTCAGGCGGGCGGCTTCGGCTTTAACTACGTTCGACTCGGTTCCAATAACCGTGTTGTTGTAGCTTGCTCAAGTTCAGTCCTTGCGCTTGTCGGTAGCTACAACCCGTTGCAGTTCTCTTGGGATCAGACCTCTCAGACCCTCGTGCCTTACGCGGCTCTCAGCGGTTCAAGCATTGCAACTGTAGCCAGTGCGACCTATGCCAATGGCGTCATCACTTTTGTGACTGCGGCGGCTCATGGCCTGACCACCGGCAACTATGCAACGATCTCGGGCGCGGCTCCGATTGGCTTCAACGTATCGGGTCCGGTTGTCGTAACCAATACGACCACCTTCTCGATTGCGGCTCCGAACAACCCCGGCACTCTGACGACTCCGGGCGTGGTTTATAGCGGCCTTGGCGGGTTCAAAGCCACTCTGGTTGACGTAAATGCTGGCAACAGCTCCGTCATTGTTTATAACTCAACCACCGGGAACGCAAGCTGGAACAACTCCGGCAACGCGGCGGTTATCCTAATCTAAGAGGCTTAGAACATGGCGAACATCAACAACGGTTGGGAGCAGATTAACCCCAACTTTACGTTTCCAGAAATCCTGATCCAGTATCAGCAGCCCTCCGGCGCGTTCCTCGCTCTGCCGGGCGGGACCATCATGCCGCGCCTTGCGCCGACTGACCTTGCCGTTTACGTTAAGCGTCTGAACGTCAAGTCTCAGTACATTGCGAATCAGAACGTGGTTCAACAGCTTCCGTCCTGCTCGCTTGATAGCACGATGATCTCATCACCGACCTATCTGCTCCGCGCTCGGGCGATCTACGACCATTGGGATACCGCATTTGCAGGGGCATGGGGTTATTCACTCCCCGAAGCACAGCGGCTTGCCATGCGGCAGGGTATTTATCAGGGCCTTCGTCAAGGTCTCCTGTACGGATTCAACCCGGCAAACCCCGGCGAAGGTCTGTTAAATACCCCCGGCGCAGTCACCTCGACTCTGCCTCCTGATACCTTCGGCAACGACACCGTTGTGACCTATGACAACGGCCAGATGGCGCAGTATCTCGCACAGCAGATCGTGCTGATGAAGACCCGCATGAACCAGCTTGGTCAGGCGGCTCGCGTGGTTATCGTGGCCCCACAGCGCGTTATCGGCCAGTGGGAATACAGCATCGTTCAGCTTACGCAGTATCAGCGTCCTGGCGCGGGTTCAGCCTCTACCTCCCAGACCCTTGAAACGGTCATCGGTTGGAGTGGCGATACCCTCGAATGGGGCTTTGATGACACGCTGATCGGTCAGGGTCAGGGCGGCTCCGATGCAGTCCTGATCGTTATCCCGGAAATTAAGGTTCCGTTTGTTGGTTCGAACCCGAACACCAACGAATTCGCGAAACTTCAGCCGGGCTTCGAAGCCACTACGCTGATGGTTACTGACCTGTCAGTACCGAAAGAAATCCCGACTCCGATTGCCGGAGGCGCACTTGACGTTGTTTCTGAATTGAAAGCAACGCCGGGTTGGGGTATTCGCTCTCAGGGTGTTGTCATCCTTTCGATGATCTACCAGTAAGAGCATTTGATCGGGGCCGGGCAACTGGCCCCATCACTTAATAAGGGAAGCAAACATGAATCTGTTCATCGCGAACGTATCAGATCAAGACCATATTTTTTATTGGAGAGAGGGTGAAAACCCGCAAATCTTTAAGACGGACATTAAGACCGGCCAGCAAATTCAAGTCATCCGGGATAAGTCCCCGGAGATTGTCAGGTCCGTCATTGACCATCATGCGCGTTACGGCATGAAGAGCTTCGAAGAACTTAAGGCTCATAATTTTGAAGGCGATATGCTCCGTCTGGTGTATTCACTCGATGAGCATTTGCCCCCGGAGGTCTATGGCATCGCGCAGGAAATCAACGACGAAATCCGGCGCAGACAAGTTCAGCTTGCCAAGGAAAAGACCGCTTACGCATTTACAAAGACCGCAGAGCAGGACCAGACCGGCCTGTTCGAAGGCGTGAATGAAATCGGGATCGATATCGAAGAGCAAGCGCCGAAAGAACTTGCCCTCAAGGACAAGAAGCTCATTAACCAGACCTTCAAGACCAAGATCAAGAAATGAACGGCCCCTCACTGAATGGCTTTCTTTGGTTCCTGCGAAACATCGCGGGAATCGATGACACGATCCTTCCGGACGATGCCCCGGTCATTCAGTTCGCCTATAACTTCTCGATCAACACGGTCAGCGATCTTCTATTCGTCATTCCGCAGACTCCGGGCGAGTTCCTGTACGACACGGCGGTTTATAACCTCGCAACACACATGGTTCTCGTCTACGGGACTGATGCGACGAACACCAGCACTCAATACCCGGAATTCTTTGCTCAAGTTCAGCAAAAGTACCAACTCAAGGCATTTGTGCCGGGCGTGGTTCAGTCAGCAGGGGATGAGTCGACTAACTCCACGTTGGTTGTCCCTGACGCTTTCAAGGGCCTGACGATAGCCAACTTGAGCCAACTCAAGACCCCTTACGGGCAAACCTATCTAAGCATCGTTCAAGACCTTGGCTCGATCAGCCTGACGGGGATCGCATGAAGCTCATCTTTGGGGTTTGGGATGTTCCTTACAGCAAGAAGGAATCAGTCACGACTGGGGAAGTCGCGAACCGGCTTGAGAGCAAATATCACATCATGGGCACTTACCTTGCCAATCAGGGCGAGTTCGTGGCTCAAGAGATTGCAGAACGCCTTTCTGACAACCTGATGCGCCGGACACCGATCCGAAAGAAAATGTCCCTCTCCGGAATCGAACATGATCTCAAGAGTTCCATCTCACAGCGCAAGTTCGATCAATGGATCGGGCCACCTCTTGTCCCGACGAAAGCCGCGCTCATGGGAGTCAGTTTACGATTCAAGAGTGGCAAACGGCGGGGGAAGGCTAAGGTCTCCGGGGTTGAACGTCCCTCATTCATCGACAGCGGCATCTATCAGCGATCTATTCGCGTGGTGCTGAAAGATGATTGACCTCACCGGCAACTTCCCGAATAACTCACTCGCGGCGGTCCTGAATACGGGCCTGAACGTCATTGACCAGAATCAGGTCGTTACGTTCAACACCTACAAGCGCGTGATTCTGCCCTATGACGGATACGTTTTTTGGGTACTCGAAACGACCGTGGCCCCGATTCAGGTGTCAGGCTCCTTGCACTATGCAACGGACCAGAGACAGGAAGTCGATAAAACCATCGCGTACCAGAATGTCGTTTTCACGACTCCCACAGAAGTCGCTGATTTCAACGATCTTCAGCCCGATCAGCTATTGGTCGGCCAATGGGATGACTTTGAATTCAGCTTCTCAAGTCATGCGAATCGGTATGAGCAAGCGGGGCTTTGGCATTACTTCGGCCAAGCGGTCTACCCGGAAATGCGGACGCAGATCATTCAATCTGTCTCTGACCTTCCGGCATCGCCTATCGTATCCAACTCACTTCCCATTTGGATTTCGCTGAACGCCTATGGTCAGGTCTATCCGTCCTACTTGGTCCCCGAAAACCTGACACCGCCCTATATCGTCTGTGATATCCAAGCCGACGATACGTCGATGCTTCAGCCGATTGCATGGGAAGATGGCGATAACACATGGCAACTCATGCGGGATCACGTTCGATTCATCACCTACGGGCTTTTGAATCGAGACATTCAGAACTTCGTGCAATACCTTCAGAATCAATCAATGTCCGGCTTGTTCGGCATTATGCAGATGGGTATTACTGTGAAGGATGGCAAGCGCATTCAATCTGAATTGAATGTTCTCGCTCAACAGAAGATCATCGAGCTTGACGTTTCGTATAACCAGTCAGCGGTGTACGATTCTATCGACCAGATCATATCGACCTGTCTACCACCGACTGTCCAGATCAATCCCGATTAAGGAGAAATATCATGCCCCAAGGTCCATTTCTGACTCAGAATCTTGCCACCGGCACTCAGAACACCCTGAACATCACTTCAGGCACCCTCGTTAAAGCCAGCGGCGGCTTTGTTGCGACCGTATCCGTACTGGTTGCGGGTTCAGCGACCGGAGCCGTTTATGACGTTGCCACGGTAGGCGGCGCGGCGGCGGCGAATGAAATCGCGGTCATCCCGGATACCGTTGGAACCTATGCGATCAACTTCAAAACCACCAAGGGCATCGTTGTTGTTCCCGGCACCGGCCAGACCCTTGCGATTTCTTGGTCTTAATTAGGGGATATCGATGCCTAGCTATTACAACCGAATCGTTCAACTGAACGTATCGGAAACGGTAGCTCCCGTACCCAGCAAACTTCAGCAGACTGCCGCTGTCGTTTCTATGGGCGGGACCACTATCGCGACCGGAACCGTTCAGTTCATCGCCGCGCCGGGAGACTTGGCAACCTACCTTGTCCCCGCGTATGACATTTCATCCCTGACGTGGACTACGGGTGTCGCTACCCTGACCACCACGAATCCTCATGGGATTCCGGTAGGACAGACCACCAAGATTCAAGTCTCCGGCATGACCCCGGCGGGATACAACGGGACGTTTACCGCGACCTCGGCTACTACCACGGAACTTAACTACGGCCTTGCGACCAACCCCGGAACCGCAACCGTATTCGGAACCGTACTGACCGGCCCGCAGATTTACCTGACCGCCAATGACGATACTTGGTGGGCACAGGGCAATATCGGCACCGGCTACTATGTATTCGAAGCCGGAAGCGCAACGACCGCGACCGTTACGACCAATTTGCAGACCTATCTTGTGGCAAACCCGCAGACGATCTACAACTGGACGTTCTTGCCCGGCATGGATGCGGATCAGACCGATCTCCCCGCGTTCCTTTTGCTTCACAATACGCTGAACGCTCTCATCAAGTTCTACTTGCCTGTGAGCCTCTCGACGTACACCTATTGGGCAACTCAGAACACGCTCAAGAATACGTTCGCCATGATTCAGTCACCGAGCGCATCGCCTCTGACCGAATTAGATGTAACGTCTTGGGTGGAATACATTACGGCGTTCGTTCCGACTCCGACCAATCGCTTGCCGCCAAGTTCGTACACCTTCCTGAATGGTGTCACGGCTTATAGCCCGCTTCCTGCATCGCTAATTACCGCGTTCACTGCGGGGAATATCAACTTTGTAGCAACCGGCGCAGAAGGTGGCATCACCAACACGATTCTGGTTCAAGGCAAAAATCTGGATGGCACTCCGGCGAATGTCGCGTATTCAATCGACTGGGTACAGATCGAATCCAATCAGGCGATCTCCAATACCGTCATCAATGGTTCAAATAACCCGCTGTCTCCGCTTTATTACAACCAGAACGGCATTGATCGACTTCAGCAGACGGTCGTTCAGGTGGGTAACACGGCGATTGCTTCGGGCCTCGCTTTGGGCCAGGTCATTCAGGTCGAACTCGATCCAACGACCTTTGCTACCAATGTCGGCCTTGGTGTCTATGCGGGTAACTTTGTTGTCAATGCGGTCCCGTTTGCGATCTATACGGCCCTGAACCCCTCCGACTATGCCAATGGCATCTACGGCGGCTTACAGGTGGCTTACACCCCGCAGTACGGATTCGAGACCATCGTGTTCAATCTGAACGTCAGCGAATTCGCGTAAGGGACTATCTTAGGGTTTGTTATGATAATATTCTTCCATCAGAGGGCATACGCCCTCTTTTGGAGGGATCAACAATGACAAAGTTCTATGTTTATACGCATGCAAAACCAGATGGAACTATTTTTTATGTTGGCAAAGGAAATGCCGAAAGAATTAAGACAATACGCAGAAGAAACCGACATCATTCTGCAATTGTTAAAAAATATGGAGAAGAAAATATCATCATTTCTGTTGTTGAATGTGACAATGAAAAACAGGCATTTGCGCTTGAGATTCAGTTAATATCCGCTTTTAGGGCTGATGGATTATTTCTCGCAAACAAGACTAATGGAGGGGATGGATTATCTAATCCTTGCATGGAGACTCGCAAAAAAATGCGAGAGGCAAAATTAGGAAAAAAACAACCTCAAAAAACGGTTGATAAAAGGACAAAAGCCATTACAGGATTGAAGCGATCCAAAGAAACTTGCGAAAAGCAAAGGCAAAGAATGCTTAATGCTGGACCACAAATTGCATTTACCGAAGCCGGAAGATTAGCGTCTATAGGCCGCGTACAAAGCGAAGAAGAAAAAGCAAAGCGCAGCGCATCAATGAAGCTGGCTTGGGAAAAAAGAAAAGGATGGAAGCATTCAGAGGAAAGTCGCCTAAAAATGAGCGAATTAAAAATTGGAAAAACTCCGTGGCAGGGGAAAAAACATTCTGATAAATCTAAGGCAAAGATGTCAGAATCTGCCAAAAAACGCGCTTCAAGTGATGAAGGAAAACAGCACTTGTCGGATGCCGGCAAAAAAAGCGCCAATGCCAAACGCAACAAGTCAACTTTAACTTAGGTGATTATTATGGCGACAAATCCTCTTGCCACTCCCGGCAACCTGAACCGAGTCCGAGCCTCGATCATCGTTCCCGGCAATTCATCACTCGACATTCCGGCTCAGTTTCAGGCGAAAGAGGGGCTCATCGTGGCCCCTCAGACTCCTGTAGTGACTCAGATGCAGGGCCTCACGACCATCGTCAACTCAGAAGAGCCTTATCAGCTTGTTCAGTTCACGATCTCCGTCATGAAGTCTCTGGCTATCAGCGCGGCCTACCTGAACCAGATTCAGAATTCTCCGATTCTGGGTACGGTCACGGCGGTTCCTGATACCTCGGTCATGTCCAAGTTCACGATCTACAATGCGTCGATCATCAACTGGAATCAGATCAGCATGGCGGGC